CTCCTCGAAGCTCGCCTCGAGCTTCTTGCTCATGTCGAACTCGACGTACTCGCGCGGGTCGGCGCCCACCTTGGGCGCGAGGAACGCGTTCATGCGCTCGCTGAGCATGTCGAGCACGGGCTGCAGGGTCTCGGCGTAGAGGGCGCGGGCGGCGTCCTTGGCGCTCGCGTAGGTCTGCGCGTCGGTGTGCCAGATGAGGCTGGGGTTGATGTGGTAGACGGCCGCAACGTCCTCGCGTGCGATGCGCGTGGCCTCCTGCCACTGCGCCTCGCGGGCGTTGAACTGGGTCTGGACCAGCTTCATGCCGTCCTCGAGGATGGGCGTGCCGCCGCTGTCGGTGCCCTTGTCGCCCGCGAAGCGGTTCTTCCACGAGAGGGCGAAGCGGTCGCGGTCCTCGGGGTCCCAGACGGGCGCGTTGGCGGGGCGCTCGATGACCTGCGAGACGCGGCCGCCGTTCTCCCAGACCTGGTTGCGGTACTCCCACGCGTGCACCTGCTCGGAGAGCACCTGCTTGAGCGCCGCCACGGGGCTCGCCGCGTCCATGATGCCGTTGGGGCTGTAGAGAGCGAACATGATGCAGTCGTCCGCGTCGAAGGTCTCGATGGCGTTGGACGCGGGATTGGCCACGGTGAACGAGCGCGCGGTCACGCCGTCGGACGTGGACGGCTCGGTCCACGCCGATGGCAGCGGCTCGATCGTCCACCCGCTCGCGCTGTCGGCGTCGGGGATGACGTACCAGACGGCGTATCCGTAGAGGCACAGGTCGCTCATCGTCATGCGGATGAGCTCGTGGCCCGTCATGTGGCCGTTGGGGCGGCGCAGCACGGAGGGCAGCGGGCCCTCGGTGTCGCGGCGCCTCTCGTTGTCGCCCTCGCGCACGTAGCACTTGAGCGGGATGCCCGCCACGTTGTCGGCGATGTAGCTCACCACCGCGCGCAGGGCGGGCTGCGTGAGGTAGAGCTCGGCCTCGCTGAGCCCGAGCACGTGCGCGGCGGCGCTGACGTAGCGCACCTCCACGCGCCGCCCGCCTATGTTGAACAGGCGCTGCCAGAATCCCATGCGGTTGTCCCTTCCTTAGATGAACATCACCTCGCGCCCCTTGTAGGCGCTCTCCTTGGGCTTCTCCTCCACCCTCGTCGCGAGGCCGTAGGCCATCGTCATGGCCACGAGCGGCGAGATGTCCTCGCGGCTCCTCATGCGGTCCCAGACGTAGCCGCCGTCGCCCACGGGCTTGGTGGCCGCGATGGCGGCGGCGAGGTCGAGCGCGGGCTGCGTGCGGTGCCGTATCCTCGGCGCCTCGACGTCGGCGTCGGAGTTGGCAGCCACGCCGTCCCAGGCGCGGCCGCACCACGCGGCGAGGTCCCTGCCCTCGCAGGCGACGACCTCCACGCCGTCGATGGCGGCGAGCACGGGCGCGAGCGCCGATGCGGGGGCGCCGCGCCCCTGGAGCGCCAGCCTCACGGGCTGCGAGGCGGCGAGCTCGCGGAGCCAGTCCACGACCCACTCCTGCCCCGCGCGGTAGTCGGCGAGCTCCACGTGGTAGCTGCGGTCGGCGCGCATGCCGCACGCGCATATGGCGGCGTGGCGGCGGTCGGCTGCGACGTCCAGCCCGAACACGACTGGCGCATCGGGCGCGATCGTGCTCTGCTCGTCCCTGCCCGCCTCCCATGCGCCCTGCGGGAACGGCGGGTCCTCGGATGCCGTGACCCACTGGCACAGGCACTCGGTCTTGAACTCGTCGGGCGGGTCGGTGGCGCACGCCGATGCCAGCGCGCGCTCGGTCACGCACCACCCCAGCGATGGGTTGGCCTGCGCCCATGCGGCGCGGTCGTGGACGTCGGCGCCGGGCGCGGCGCTCCACTCGAAGATGCCGAGCGCGGCGTCCTCGACGTCCAGCGCCTCGTCGTCGGTCTGCTCGCCGAGGTCGGCGCATATGCCGTCGGGGTCGCCTATCGCCGCGTGCGCCCTCGTGCGGAGGTGGCGCAGCACGACGCTGGTGGCGTCGCCCGCGTTGGACATGCACCATATGAGCGCGTTGGCGCGCGCGATCGTGGTCTTGGTGAGCGCGCTCCACGCCTTGAAGTCCTGGTGCTCGCGCAGCTCGTCGAGCAGCACGAGGTCGCCGCTCTTGCCGCGGCCCGCCTTGCGGGTCGACGCCTTGACGCGGTACTGCCTGCCATCGGTGAGCTGCAGGCGCTTCGCGCCGTTGGTCATCCACACGTGGTCTATCTCGGCCGCCAGCTCGGGCGTCTCGCGCGCCATGTCGACGACGGCCTGCCACGTGTCCTCGGCCTGCTCCAGGTCCTGCGCGGTGCCGATGATCAGCCCCACGCACAGGATGTAGAGGAAGAACAGCGCCAGCACGGTCGACATCGTGGTCTTGCCGTTCTGGCGCGCCACGAGCACGAGCACGGTGCGGTAGCGCAGGCGCCACTCGCCGCCGAACTCGCCTTCGATCTCGAGCGCGTGGACGAAGAGCCATCTCTGCCACGGGTAGAGCGAGAGCCCGAGCACGGACTCGGCGAACTCGATGACGTCGTAGCCGAGCGTGGTGTCGGGCGTGAGCTCGCGAAGCGGCGGCGTGAACACGCGCGGCTGCTCGCAGCCCTTAGGCGATGGCATGGAACTTGCCCTTCAGGCCGTCCATCTTCGCGGCGGGCTTGGCGGGCTGCGCCTGCACCTGCGCCGTGAGGTTGAGCGACTGCAGGTACTTAAGCAGCGTCGGGATGCTCACGTTGTCGTATCGGTCGTTGATGATCGGGAAATCGGGGTCGTCGATGGTCGCCGCGAGCGTCCTCATCACGGAGATGGGCGCGGCGTGCAGCCTCTCGTCGATGATGCCGCGCGCGATGCCCTCGTCAACGGTCCTGTTGACGGCCTCGAGCGTCTTGCCCATGCTGCGCCCCCTCTCTCGTGCGCGACCCCCGTTTATGCTTCGGGGGGATAAAAGATTGCGTGCGGGGAGTCTGTCGCGCGTCCTCACCTGCGGAGATTCCGACACCCCTACCCCTGCGCCCCTGTAAAGGGCTGTCATATGCGTTCATGTATTCGAAGCCCATATGGGCGCCGATATGGCGTCAGAGACGCTTACAGCGCGTCAGGCGGCTATCTGCGCCACGACATGGAGCCGTTGCCTATGGGGTCCATGACGGCCCTGTCCTTGCGCGCCCTGTTGCATTTGCGGTGGCATGCCCTGATGTTCGCCAGGTCGAGCGCCAGCTCGGGGTAACGCGAGCGCGGGCGGTAGTGGTCGGGCTCCCAGCTCAGGTCGGTCGACGACGGCTTGGCGCGGTAGTCGATGGGGCCGAGCCCGCCGTCGGCGCGCTGGGCGCATATCCAGCACGGCGCGTTGTCTTTCTTGTCCCTGTTGAACGCGCGGCGCCTGACCTCGCGGCCGCGGGCGCCCTTCCATCCGTCATCTGCTGTTGACATGCGCGGCCCTCGATTCGCGGTTGCCCTCGCACATGCGCCGCCAGTCGACGTCCTCCTCGGGGCGCGCGCCCCTGGTGCGTCCGCGGCGGCGGCGGTCGTCGGGCGCGAACAGCGGCTCGCCCGTGCGGGCGGCGCGCTCGATGCACGCCTCGACCATCGCGTCGGCCATCGCGGTCGCATGGCGGCACGCGACGGCCATGAGCTCCGAGAGGGTCATGCGACGCCCCCTTAACGCGAAAGGGCCCCTGCCGGGGCCCATGAGTCTACGCATACCACGTTAGCGTGCGCGGCCATCCGCGACCGTGCGCAGCCGTTGGAATTTCAAGCTAACAAAAAAAGGGCGCCCCCGAAGGGACGCCCCGATCACTCGCCCGCTATCGCGGCGTCGACGCCGATGCGGTCGATGTAGGCGAACGCCTCGCGGCGCAGCGCGCAGACCTTGTTCGTGCCCCACTTGACGCGCTTCGCGGTCGCGGTGAGGCTCATGCGCTGGATGTAGATGCACTCGAGCACCTCGGCGTAGGCCATGCCGAGCGAGCGCGCGATGCCGCCCTGCCAGTCCCAGCCGTAGAGCAGCGCCACGGCGCGGTCGACCTTGGCGCACCACTCGCGCTCGTAGCGCCCCATCATCGCCTCGTAGTCCACGAGGGCGTCCACCGAGCGCATGCGGTCGGCGATGCCGCCGGACGAGACGTGCGCCTCCTGCTGCCCGCCAAGCGACAGCGCCCGCGCCTCCATGGCGTTGTAGCGCATGTCGTGGCGGTGCAGCTCCCACGAGGCGTCGCGCGCCTCCTCGAATATGTCCCTAGCCGCCATCTATGCCTCCCAGCCTCCGTCGCCACGACCATACCGACTCGGGCGAGGTGCCGAGCTCCGCCGCGACGTCGGCGGCGCTCTCGCCGTCCCTGCCAGCCAGATGCTCAAGCCACCAGTCCGCCCCGTGCTTGCGCTCGGGGAACAGGTCGCGGCGGCGCGACGCGTACGCGCGCATGGCGCGCTCCGTCATGCCGACGGCCTCCGCTATCTCGGCTATCGGCGCGCCGTCCGCCCACATGGAGCGGGCGAGCGCGAGCTTGGCGGTCGTCATCATCGGCGACCGCCCCCTTGCCGCCCGAGCGCGTCGAGGACGTCCCGCACGCCCGCGAGGACGGCGAGGCCGAGGACGATGCCGGCGATGCCAATCATGATCAGGGCGACGTCCGTCATTGCGCCTCACCCGCCAGCCTCTTGCACCGCTCGACCAGCTCCTCCTTGGTTGGCGCTGCTGGCGAGTCATCGTCTAGGAACGCATGCATGGCATCATTGATGATGCGCTCCCATGAGTCTGGCTGGTGGTGGCGCAAAGACGCAGGATTCCATTCGAGGTAGTTGACAGACCATCCGCTCTCCCTCAGAGCGAGAAGCTTGACGTGGTCATGGTTGCCGTTGAAGAACTCAACCTCGTCACCCACGCGGATAGATACTCCGTCAGCGTCCACGGGCAGCTTGACGTGGGTGGCCTCGAACGCCTTCAGGTCGCCCTCTGCTCTTGCTATGCCGTCAGCCCATGCGAGCTGCACTCCCTCGGCATGCTGCTCGTCTATGCGGTCGGCGATGGCGGTCAATTCCTTGAAGATGGCGGGAAAGCTCGTTGTTGTCTTGGAATACTCCCGCAACTCGTCCGTGATGCCTACTCCGTTC